CTACTGGTTATCATAGTAAGTTTTACTAATCTCACCACCGATAAGAGTTGTTCCAGAACCAACTTTCTTTCTTGCTCTGATATAAGTTTGGTTTGTTGTTCCTCTAGGTGTAGTGTAACTTCTTACACCAGCAGTGATTGTGCCAGGCGAATCTGGATATGTGTTTGAACGAGTTGCGGCATTGTCATATTCCCAATTACCGTTACTGCCTGGAACATCTACCCATGCCATCTTACTTCACCTTTGATAGTGCAAAGTCAGCAATCTTCATGAACTCGGCTTTCTTACCGTTCAACATCTTTGCCATCTTTTCTTGATTAGACTTGTTTACCATGTCGTATACTTGTGTGATTGCAGATGCAGTGAACAAGTCTACTTTCATGTTTCCATCTTTAAATTTTAAATTTTTATTTTGTTTCTTTTTCACAATGTCTTTCAACATTGATACATTGTCTTCTGCAAGATGTGATGCACGTTCCAGTGTGTTCTCTTGAACTTGTTTGGTTAGTCGTGCCTTCTCTTCACGTTTTGCTTTGCGTTCGGCCATACGTTTAAAGAACTGTCTTGCTTCCCTAGTTCTTCCATCGTATGGATTCTTCTTTTTCTTCTTCTGCATTACTGCATCTGGGGGAAGTGAAACTCCACCACCAGCCACAGAGTTGGCAGGAGCTTCTTCACTCTTGATACCCAATTTAGGGTCATCATAAAATTTCTGCATGAGTTCATCAAATTTAATGCCCATTATAGTTCCCCTATGTCTAGTTCTCTAATATCTTCAGAAGATACATAAATCTTCTGTTTTGTTTTTCTGTGGATAACTGGAAACACATCAACACCAAGGATGGTATCTTCTGGTGGCATATCTTCGAACACCTCTACCTCATCTCCAGTTAATGCATCAATGTTATCTGTATCTTCCTCACCTGTTGCAACAACATCTTGAGTTAGAACATAAATTCCCTTTGACAATTTACCATTATCTAGAGAAACCTCTTCAACAATAGTATTGTCCAACTCTATGTCGTTCTCTTTGAGAAAGTTTAGAAATTCTTTTTCGAACACTTGCGGGTCTTCCACATGTTCTTTGAAAGTATCTTTTAGAAGGAATAATGCGGCGGCGTATGTTCCTAGTCTTGTTCTAAGCCCAGGCACTTTCGCAAAGATGCGTTTGATGTTAAACACCAATTTGTGTAAAACTGTATAAGCACTCTGTTCTGATTGTTTATACAAAATTTTATCTGTTCTATACCCATCCTTATCAATGATGCCCATCTTATAAGCATCAGTCTTCTCAAACGGTGTGGTTAACAGTTTGATGAATCGGTAGGTAACAAATAAGTCTATCGCTCTGCCCATTTATAACTTCTCTAATATCTCTTTAATTTCTTGAACTTCTTCTATTTCACTTAATTCACCCTCTGGTAACATACCCAAGAAGTTCATAAATGTTTTAAGAATGTCCCAATACTCTGGTTCTATCTTAAATATCAAGAGTGTGGAAGAGGCGTCTACACCAAACAAGTTGTTGATAACAATCATATGATTGATAATAAGACGCTCTTTTAATTCTCCACTATCCCTGTATTTTCTCAACAAACGCTTAATATACTTAAAGCGTTTCATATCATCGTAAAATTCAGACTCACCCTCACATTGTGGATTGTCATAGTGTTTAATCGCAAACAATATGACGTTTTCATTTGTAATTTTTTCAAACATTATAAAACCGTTTTGTTAAACGATTTTGGCTCTCAAAAAGTGGGTGCCTGCTTCTGTAGGTTGATGCATAATTTCTAGTGACAATCCACCTTCCACTTTATGTGAGATTCCATCATCGTTGATATCATCTCCATTTTCGTCTTTTCCAAAGCGCCCACCAAACTGAGTTAGTGGAAGGGAGTATTCTCCCCCTTCCTCTGAAATATCAAAATCACCAAAAGACAAACTTAAACGTCCAAGTTTCTCTCTAAGTTTATTAATTGCATGTTCTGGCACTAGGTGTTCCATGTCACCCATTGCACCTAGAAATGCATTAATACGTCTGATAGTTTCCTCTTTGGTAAGGTCATTGGAAAAGTCTACACCGTCTACTGGATATCCAGCATCCGTTGCTTTTTCAGAAATGTATTTTTTAAAATTTTTCATTTGACTTTTCCTTTAATTACTTAGGCGATTGACGCACCAGTATTTGACAATAGAATCCAGTTTGCATTTGTGAAAACTAGAGTTACTGTGTCACCCACATCATTGAATGTAATGGTTGCACCATTGGCAAAGTTTGATGGAGTGATAACTGAGTCACCACCGTCAGCAATCATGGTAATGATTTTAATCTGTCCTTGCGAACCATCTGCAAGTCCAGATGCATGAGCACCACTGGATGTATCAATATGTGTAATTGAAGTTCCAGTTGCAGCAGAAACGTCTGGTGCAGTTGTGGTGTCATTGATTAGTTGTGGTGTTCCATCCAAACCAATCCAAGTAGGAATGTTTTGGAATACAGATGATACTGCAACCTTTTTGTTTACAGGGTTGCCTGATGGATCATCAATAACGTGTAGTAGATCTTCTGATGCAATTGCATCACCAAGATCGGTTAGTGCAGTGATTTTCTTATCTGCCATTTTCTTTCTCCTTAATTGTTAAAACCCTCAACTGAGTGCAGTGTTTACCGCCGCACTGTTGTCTTCAGAGGGAATGCTACTGTCGGGACTCGACTCACTTAATAGGGACAGAAATACATCGCATTGTTGGATTGCACCAGATAGTGCGTTTCCTTGTGCTTGCAACTGCACCTTCATCTTTTCTAAGTTTTGCAACTGACTTGTTACTTTGTCCAAATCAGTTTGCAAATCTGTTTTCTTTTGTTCAATGTCACTGACACTGAGTGTCTTATCATTTTTTGCCATAATATCCTCTTTTAGTTAATACTACTTATATTAACTGTCAGCACCGATTGTTGTATCATCGGTATCATCATCGTTAGTGATGCTTGACATCGCTACAAGAACTTCAGTCTTGTTACGAGTTCTTCCGTGTTGGTCTGTGTAAGTTGAGTTAGTAACCCAACCAGCATGTGCAACACCTTTATCTTTGTTTGCTTGAACCTGTGCCTCTGCCTCAGAGATACCGGCCACTGCTGTTTTTTCAGCAGTTGTTAGGTTCTGTGGTTTATCAGCGGCTTGGTCAACATTTCCCCAAAGTGCCATAATTGTTCTCCTTAATGGTTTATTATAGTTCTATTTATCTAAATCCATATTTCTTCAACTGAGAAATAGTGTTTGAAGGACTAGTGTGATGGATACCAATACCACCAGCAGCCTCCCATTCTTTGATGTTCTTTATATAGTCATCAATTAGAATGTTAGGTTTGCCGTTAGAAGTGGCATACTTTTTCTTATCTGCACGTTGAACCAACAACACATCACCAGTAGGTTTTGCGTTCTTCTTCAACCAAACTTTCTTGCCAGGGCGAGAATTTTTATCACGGTTTGAATATGCAGACAAAATATTTGCATCATATTTATTAATCAGTTTCCACATCCGTTGAGCGCCAGGCATCCAATCCAATGTGTGCCAGAAATCCTTCTTACCTTTGATTGCTTCCCAACGTTCTTCTTTATCAACGTTAGTAAACTTATCTCCAATAAGTTCTTCTGCTCTACCAACAAAGTCCACAAGAACCATGTCCATATCACAGTAAATTTCAGGCAATTCATCTTCGGATACCTGTGTTAGCTCAACAAGATATTTCATTCATTATTTCTCTTTTTGCTTGGGGTTGACTTCGATTTTTGAGACAGGTTTGCCAGTCATAGTTTGGCCATCATTCTGATTATCGTCCATTTCTTCTTTTTTGTCAACCTTTTTCTTACCACCGTATGCACTTTCTTTCCACATATCAGTAATGTGTTGTGCGGCAAGTTGTGCAAGAGAAAGTTCTTCTTTAACTTCTTCTTTCTTCGCTCTCAATTTCTTGAGATCATCACCATCGACTTTACCATTTTTGTTAAGGTCGATTTTCTTCTGTTTTGCAGAAAGTTCTTCAGCAGTATGATAACCTTTACCTTCGCAATGGTCACAACCCTTACCTTCACATTGAGGACATTCAGTCTTTTCTTCGTTTTTGGGTTTCTCGCCCTTTTCTTTTTTGGCAATTGCGATTGCAGCCTGTTGAGCACGAGAAACCGCCTCAAGTACTGCACTTTCCAAACTACCAGTTTTTGTTTTTAGGTACTTACTCACTTGGTTTCTCCTGTGCATTTAGTTTGTTAATAGTTTCTTGTGCCTTTGCGATTTGCAACTGCAATTGAGCGATACGAGTTTTCTTCTTGTCATCTCGCATCTGGTCGACAGCTTTCGCTGTATCTGGTTTCTGAGGTTCTTCTTCCTCATTTAGTTTGTTGATGATAGAAACAATCGCAGCATCTAGTTTCTTCATATCAGCAGGACTTGCACCCTTCTTCTTTGCCATTCCTAGAACTGCCATTCTTTCACGATCTTGTGTGCGAGATGAGTGTCCTTGTTTCTTAACACGTTTCTCAAACTCTTTTGCAAGATCATCAACCATACCCTCTGCAATGATTGGGTCAATCTCTTCATTTCTTTTAGACTTCTGATATGCTTTATATTCTTTACGGCGTTCAGAATCTTTGTCAATAAGAGAAAGAATTTTTTCACGAGGTTCAGTATCCAACTCATCAACAAATTTCATCAGTTGTTTTGACTGCCCCTTCTTCATCATCATCGCTGCTTTCATAAAGTCCATCTTATCAATGCCACCATTCTTACGAGCATAGTCCTCAAGTTCCTTAGCAACTCGTTTCATATTCTCATCAATAGTTTCTTCATCTAGTTTACCACCGGCATCTACGAATGCAGCAATTGCCATCTTTTTCTTTTGTTCATCTGACTTACCAGCAAACTGAGGAGCATCTGACTTTTGGAAGTCAGTAATCCATGCACCCAAACCATCAGAGACTTTTAGTTTCTCTGCAATCATCAATGCAGCTTCTTTCATTGTCTCTTCTTTATACATGTTCAACTCATATTTACCGTTGTCCATGCCATAGACTTGAACTTGGATTGCTTTCTTACCATCTTTACCTAATAGACGATATGAGTTAGTCTTACCTTTAGATGGTTTACGAGGGCCTGATGCAACCTTGTCATCAATCTCTTTAGGGTCAACTTCGATACCAAACTTCTTCTTTGCAAAGTCATATGCGTGTGCCATTGCTGATGAGAAGTCTTTATGATAGAGTTCGTAACCAGTAGATGATTTACCTTCTTCTAGTTCGACTTCTTCTTTTTGAACATCAAAGTGTGTAGATGGAACTGCAACCAAATTGGAATCGCCAAATGCTTTTGCTGACTTCTTCAATGCCTGTGGAATATTATTTGCCTTTACAGATACACTATCACCCTTTTTTAACTTGTTTACTGGTTTTACAACCGTAACTTTCCAAGTTGCCATTGCCTCTTCAAGTTCAACCTCTTCTTTCATCTCATCGTGGGAGATATTTGCATAGAGAGATTTCATCTTTTCATGTGTGCCAGATAATTTGTTCTGCATCCATTCTGGGAACTCTCCACCACCTTGGATATGTTCCATCATTTTGTTCGCAGCATAAGACATAAACTTCAATTGGTCAAGAGCCATTGAACCTTCATCTGGTGATGCCGGCTCCATATCCTCTGGTGCTTCGTTTACTCTTTGAAGAACTGCCCTTACCTGTGGGTGATCAGACAATCCCTTTTTAATTTTCTCAATAGCATTAACTGCACCTGTCATATTACCACCTTTATAGCGTTTGTCAGATGCAATACCAATTGCCATTTTAATTTCTTTTGGTGAATATCCTTCACGAATCTGTGAGAGAATATCACGCATTGTATTTGAATATCTTGTCATTTCATTTTTCCCAAATTTTTATTCTAAGAGTTCCGTTCCCTTTGATGAGTCGGTGATATTCCTCTTTGTTAATAAAATATAACTTTCCTACTTTTAATTCCTCTGGTAGTTTATTGTCCATTTGAATTTGCCATCCCCCACCAGTGAGTACTGCAATTTCTCTGTCCTTTTTATCTCTATGCCATATCAGTTCTTCTTCGTTTAGGTTTTTATCGAATGTTCTGATAAAAGCACCACCCTCTACTTCAGTGTCCTCATATGGTTTTACCAATAGAAATTGCCTCCTCCACTCAAACCAAGTTGCTTTGCATAGCGTGGCAAGTTACATGCCCAATATGCGGCTTTGGTTCTGTCTTTTTGTTGGTCGCATTTGTGCCGAGCAGCAAATGATTTTCTTGCCTCTGGATCATTCAACTTAACTTTTAGTCCAGTGGTGTCACCCCATGTAACCTTTTTGACATTCCCTGTTGATGGGTCTTTGACATACACATAGTACTTCTTAGGGCCACCAACCTTTGGTTTGTTTAGTTCTACATCTTTTTCTTCAAACATCATAGGACAGTCCAGTGGTACTGGAACTCCTTGATACATAGCATATTTACCCAAGTCGCCTTCCATAAGTTCTTTATCGAAACCTACTGGATTGTAGACACCCACTTTATAGGCATCTCTCTTTTCATTGAAGAATTCATAATACTTTTCTGAACCAACACGATAGATGTTGGATTCAATTAGACTTGATGTTTCACACTCATTGCAACAATCGGGAGTTCCACACTTTGTGTGTTCTTTAAATGAAATTACTGGTTGTCCTGGCGTCATTTCTTGAGTCATCTCCCTTCTTGCATCTGTTCCTATTTCACGAGGGTCTTCTTTCTCTTCAGACTTACCCTTGTGTTTCTTCCATAAATCTGCATCAGCAGTGGTTCTTGTCTTACCACCAGTGATGAAAGAATTAACTCTTGCGTGACCCCATTGCTCAGGAGTTGTGCCTGGCCTATGTCCAGTTCTCCATGCCGCAACACCACGATTATAAACTTGTTTTAAGATCGAAACTGAGATACCAGAAGCTTCTGCTTTCTTTGCAAGAGACTTATCTGCATCCTCAACCATCCTAGACTCTTTATACAAGTCTGGGAATTTCTTCTTCATCTTGTTTGTATACTGAGATGGTTTAGTCTTTGCAGACTTATCGCCTGGCGCTGGTTTGTATGCACTATCATCACCATCGTCCTTTTCTGCACCCTTCTCAAAATGTCTTGCACGAGCCTGTTTGGTGGACTTAGACATATCGTCACCTTCAGCATCCTTTGCATAATACTTTGCTGGTTGTGTACCTTCTCTATCTTTAATATCTTTGTCTTGTTTGCTTTCATTTGCAAGTTTTGGATACTTATCCTTGAATACATTGTGCAATGATCTTGCATTAATTCCTTGAAGTGTTCTTGCAACTTGGTCAGCATAATATGATATTGAATGTCTCAAGTTGCCGTTAGTTTCTTTCATCTTCCTATCAACCACAGACTTCAAAACTTCAGCAGCTTTCTCGTATCCTTTTTTATTAACTGTCTTTGCCAAAACATTCTTAATGAGTTGTTTAGTTGTTATCTCTTGCAGTTCATACAACCATCTCTTGTGTGTTGTGCCATCTTCTTCTGCAAAAGTAACATAGTTTGTTCCTCTACGAATAACTTTACCAGTTACACCAGTATATGAATCTGTAACTTCTTCACCAATGTTTAGAATCTCTCCACGAACATATAAATCTCTAATTACATCTTCTTCTGTCAGCACTTCTTTATGTTCAACAAAAGATTCACGAATACCCATGTACTTACGAACATCTTTAAACAGAGACATTGATTGACTAAAGTTCTTTGGTAGTCCAAGTTTGAATTGGTCGAAATCATTTGCAGATGCAGCCGCTCTCATCTTTGATGCAGACATACCAGTTACACCTTCTGCATCTGGGTCACGTTCACCAGCAGATACAACTTCGATGTTATCAAAACCATAGTAACCATGTCTTGCATCAACACCGTTATATTTGTTGAGTAGAGATTCAAACTCTGCAACTCTATCAGAACCAACAACCATTACGATTGATTTGTGTC